TTACCGTCCCAGTACTTATTCTTATACTGGGGACTGAATTTTGCATTAGGAACCTCAAATGTAAACTGGTCTGCTAGTTCGTAATAAATGTGAGGTTCTGCCTTTATGTACAGATATACTTCGTTCTTTTTTGATATCACCAAATGAGACATTCATAAAGTATCAGTTATGAGTATTTATTTGTAATAAAAAAGAAGCATTTTTGCCTCAATTATTCAATATGCATCTTTATAAGATTTATCAAAATTTTGTCTTAATCTATCTATTGTTGGTTGATTATAGTTTTTAAGTTTTGGATTTGTCGCTCTACCAAATGCTTCTGGATTTTTTTCTAAAAACGATGTAGTAGCATTTACATAACGATTCCATTGAGGATCTCTTGGATTTTTTGAAACATTCATATTTGTTACGGCGGGTGTATTTTTTCCTCTCATCGCTTGCACTTGACCCAAATGCCATTTTGTAGTTTTGTTGATATTATTTTTTTGTGAAAATAATCTAATTACCGCTTCTTTTTGTCTTTCTGTTGGTAGAGATCTCCATCCTTTTCTAGTTTGATCAAAAACTTTTTCACTCTGCTTCATCATCCGTCCAATTTTTATTTTATTTGCAAATTTTGGCAATTTTTTTGCCATTCTCAATGACGCAGAAATTAAACTTTCATCAAGATTATTTTTTGCTATGTTTGCATCTTCGTAAAATTTTTTAAAAGTTTTCATCAGGTTTTATTTTATCCCATCTTGCTTTTTCTACGTCATTACCACTTTCTGGGCGATTAACTTCCAAAATAAACACCCCAAAAGTTTTTCCATCAAAGGAATCCTTTAATTTTGCCATTTGTACTCCAGTTTTAGTATCTCTTTCGCCCATACCTAATTTTTTATAAATCCTACCTCTTTGTTCGGCACCCTCTTCATCACTTCTTTTTCTTTTTTTACCAGAAGAAGAAATTGCCGTTGGGGTGTTTGTTGCAATTCCCTTTTTCTCTTTCATTTTAGAAGCAACATCTTTCAGAGCACCAACAAATTGTCTTGCTCTTTGTCCAGGTTCCTTTACTTTTGATTTTGGAGAACCTACGGTAATATCATGAACTTCCGTATTTTTTTTAGCACCAGTTTTACGTAATTGTTTTCTTAAAGATTTAACATCAGTCCTTTCACCTTCTTTATAGTTCTTCCTCGAAGTATGAGCTGCATATTCTGCAGGTGACTTGTGACTTCTTACCCAAACTGGAACATCTTTTCCACTCTTCTCAACTTTAGGTTCTTGAATAGGACCTTTTCTTCTAAATCCAGCAACGGCAACATCTTTTCTCGCTTTACCTTCACTTCCAGGAATTGGCATAGTTCCTGATTTTTTGGGTGTTGATATTTTTCGCAATTCTCTTGCTTCTTCTAAAAACTCTTCGAAAGTCTTCATCTTTACTGGTATTTTATTTTTATTTAGTTATATCCTGCCGTGAACTTATGCCACTCAATACTATTCTTTATTTGATAAGTTCTATTTGAAATCATTTTAAGAACTTCCTCCAGAAACTTAAGCATAATATCATAATATCTAATTTTAAGATCTACTTTACAGAGTCTCTCATCAGCGTCCATATACCTCTGTATGGCGTCCTTCTCTCTTACTTTATACGGGAATGGTTCTTCGGCATAGACCTCTGCTGTTGCCTTTCCTGTGTAGTAGTTATAGCGTTCCAAACGAACCCTATTATAAGTTTCTCGTGCTTTTTCACGAAGAAGAGTTATGGTGTTATATAGGGTATAATATTTTGAATGAAGTTGCGGTATTTTTAAAGATTCATCGTGTAGGTTATCAGGATCTATAACAGAATCTTTCTGCCACATTTCCTGAATTTGTTCAAGATTCATAAAGGTTGTCCGCTCGTGTTTAGGATATTATATACAGTATACTTGAAAGTTGCCTCTGCTGTAAAGTATTGAATGTCTGTAATGGATGCATCAAATTCCATCGAAGTCAAAGATACTGGAAATAAATCTTTGAATTTTACCATTGCAACTGACTTATAATTGCTATTTAATATGGTTAATGTTCCGTCACTAAATGCTTCTTTTTGATCAAATGATAAATCATCATTTGTAATAAGATCTCTAAAATCTTGTGCTGATTCTGGAAATCCCAATCCAGTCAACCAATTATGAATTGCCATGTAATTTTCAAGATTTTCATCAATTAAAAATTTGATGCTCAAATCTCCATACGTTAGTTTTTCTCCGGGAACATCAATATCCTTCAAATAACTTGGTTGAGTTGCTACTGGTAATGTAATTTCTGGAATTCTTACTGCATTGCAAAAAAATGCTGCCTTCGGTTCCTTTGCTAATGTAAATCTAAATCCAGCAGGAGATAAGAAATTTCTATTACCTATTTGATTAGCAAACGCTGCTGACATAATGTTTTATTTTTATTTAGTGGATTTATGCATATCTAAACCATGGTTTTCTATTAGGGCGGCTCTTACTTTCATCTCTTGCACAACTTCTAGAAATACTAGTTCTTAAAATTCCTAATTTTTTAGATGCTTCTGTTGCACTTTTATATACAATTCCTGTTCTTGCATCTAGTACTGGTTTACTATTTGATTTACTAGTTGCTTCTTTTACATGATCTGGGCAAGGTCTTCCATAAGTTCCTCCATCTCCCCCAAGAGTTACATTGTATTCTGGATTTAATTGATTTATCCAATATATTTCCCTATTTCCCATATTTTTATTATTGCATTCTTCCAAAATTTCCCACTCAAAGTTTTCTTTTCCATATTTTCTTAAAGCATTTGAAAATGGAATGTTGGAATTTATATGTTTAGCATACCAAATATGTGTGCTAATTCTTTTGTATAGTTTATCATAACAAGTTCTACCAATATAAAATTTTTGGTTAATTTTATTTGTTGCTTTATATATGAAAGCCAATATATTAAATAGGTGTGTATCTTTTATTTATACTAAAAAAGAGGGGATTTCTCCCCTCTGAATTTCAATTTAAAATCTAATTTTACATGAGATTTGCAACTTTGACTCTTCTGTAGTAACGGTTTGCGTTAACATTAAGAGCGCCAAGACCAGCGTTGGTTCCTTCAGCGAATGGGTTTGCAACCAGACCATATCTGGTTTTAAATCCAATCTTGGGTTGGAAGGTGTCCTGACCAACGGCACGAACCATTTGGAGAGGAACATAAGGACAGTAGAACAGTCCAGCATCATAAGGGGAAGAACCCTTATAACCAACAACATAATACTGATCAGCGGATACGTTTGCCGAATATGGGTCAATATATACGCGGTACTTGCCTTGAAGAATACCAGCAAAAGTATTGCCGGTGTCATCAACGTTCAAGTTAGCATTAAGTGCAGGGGTGTAATCAAGAACGCCTGCCATTGTGAGTGCTGAAGCAACGTCAGCGGAACAAAGGATCATATTACCCTTTCCTCTACGAGTTCTTTGTGCGATTGCGTTAGCATCGCGCTCGATTTGGAAAATAAGACCTTTGAACTTCTCAACTGACCAACGACCATTGGAGTCAACGTCGAGGTCAAAAGTACCTGCCTGAGCAACGTTTGCTTGAGCACCAGACTCAGCAACTCTGTAGATGGTACGAATAACTTCGCGGTTGATTTCAGCAAGGATCTCAGTGCTGAGAATGTTTGCCAACTCAGCTTCTGCATTCAGACCGTGAATTGCCTTCAGGTCTTGTGCGAGTTCGAGTGAATACTCAGCTTTCAGTGCGCGTGACTTTGCAGTAACGGTGACTTTCTCGATTGAGAATGCCATCTCGTTGAACTGATCACCAGCACCAGCGCCAAGATTCTCAGCGTCATCAGTTCTCATGCCCTGACCTACGTTGTAGGTAGTAGCAGTTTGACCTGATTGTGGGTTGAGAAGACCAGGATTGCTGCCCTGTTGAGCAGTAGTACCCATACCAACTGCGCCGTTGGTGAAACCATTGCTAAGATTGAATCCGTCATCCTGACCGGAGAATGCGGTATCAGCTTCTCCGAAGAGAGCTTCTGAACCGTTCTGGGTCTTATACTTCGAACGCATTGCGAAGATAAGTCCAGTAGGACCGTTCATTGGTTGAAC